ATTTTCTGCGCTGCTCGCAGTTGATCGAGCCACGACTCGTCACGGTCCTTCATCTCGATGAGCGCACGCCACTCGCTGCGTGGAATCAAGTCAGCAGCCGGCATCGGCGCACAGAACTGCGCTTGCTCTGGCGTGAGTATTTGTTCCTTGCGTGGCACATACCCGAGCCCGAGTCCTTGACTCTTATAGTCACGACGAGTCGGCTCGAGCGCACGACAATCCGTCTCGTTGAGATACGGAATTTTGTCAGGTAGCTTCGTGACGTATGGCATTATGGCTTCCCCCACTTCTCGACGAGCTTGACGACTTCATCGACGGACTTAGGTGCAGGTCCGGAGTAGCCGCCTTTGTTTTCTTTGCTAATCACGATCCACGGTAAATCGGTCGCAAGTTTCATCGCGTCAGCCCAAGGCTTAGTGACTGGTGCTCCGTCGATGTGTTCGGCCTGTGGGTCAAGTGCGCGCACGCAGTCCTGACCCCCGTACTCCATCGCTAGCAGCCGCCACTTGCTGCTGTCACGCACGTTAGCTTCTTGCGGTGTCTCGGTCTCTGACTCATAAACATAGAGCACCTTGAAACCAGGGAGCGCTATCGGCGCTACGGTTAACTCACCGGGCAGCAAGTCATCGGGTCGTGGCTCGGTGTCATCGGGTCGTGGCTCGGTGTCAGGCACCCAGTCGGGTAGCTTGTCACGATCGATGATACCGTTATCGACCGCGAGCGCGAACGCTGCTAAGAACAGCGCAGCACCTAGCAGCCACTTACGTGCGTTGTTCATCATTCCGCCTCAATGTTACTCGTGTTGTAATCACCTTCATCCGCATCGTCGCTGACCACGAAGAACCGCTGTTCGATTATCTTGACGCCTTGCATGTAACGGTCATCTTTGTTACGTTCACCGCGCTCGCGCAAAACGTGTAGTGCGATCAGGTCATTGTAGTCTTCATCGACTTCGCTATCTTCTTCTTCGCTTTCTTCTTCTTCGTTATCATTGATCGTGCGGGCGCGCTCGATGATCCAACGAGCGCCGGTCGAGAGCTGCGGCAAGAATGCTGCGGCGAGTGCTAGTCCGATTGCGATCACATACAAGTTCACTTGTTCGCCCACTTCTGTAAGTCTAGCACGATGTTCTTGACCGCACGCTTGACATATCGCATCGCGACGCGCTCGCCGACGGGAAGTTCTGCGCTCTTGAGTGCTTCAATTGCTACGTCGGTTAGTGCGTCGTTGACGGCTGTTAACCCACGCTGTTCGATCGTCTCGCGAATCACCAGCTTCACGATCGACTTGGGTGCATCGTCCGCGAGCAGATCAATCGCTGAATCGATGGCATCTTGCATAATACTATTCTATCACGAGCGAGGAACAAATAGCAAAGCATTTATAGCCGAGTGCTCTTCGTCGTCAAGAAACTGTGTATTGCTGCAGCGGTGACTCGTGAAGTCTTGCCATTCGGACCGGTCACGCTGTACGTCACAGTGCCCTTCTTCTTGTCGATGCTCGCTGACTTTTCATCGATCGAATACCCGCGTTCGAGCATGAGCTCTTTGGCTTGCATCACCTTAAGCGTTGTGTTGCGTGCGACGGTGCGATACGAATCATCGCTCTCGCGGTCGTCGTGATCGCAAGGGCCGGGTCCGTGCCCAGGCAAGAAGCAACCCGAGTCACCGCGAGCCTGTGCTGCAAAGCTAAAACTCGGTTCAGCTTCCGGTTCATCCTCACTCTCGGGTTGCTCGGTATCATCGTCTGGTTGCTCTTCATCGGGCTGTTCTGTGTCACTATCATCAACATCATCAGTATCATCAGTATCATCAGTATCATCGAGCGAGTCAACGACGGGCACACCCACGATTTGCATCATCGCGTCTACGTCTACTTTTTCGACGATCTCCGGACCGAGCGTTGCATCAGCGAGGAACTTCTCGAATATCAGTGATAGCGACGCACGCCGCGAGTCGCTGACATCGCCGAGCACAACTGTCACGCTGCCTGGCGGGAGCGCGTAGTTTATCTCCATCAAGTAATCAACTTTCTTGTTGAACTCGGAGATAATGAATCGATGCGCCATGTGCGCGAGCAACAGCGCTACGTCGCCATGTGCTTCAGCTTCAGCTTTGGTTCCGAATGTTCCCTCAAGCACAGCACGTTCGGGGATGCCATACGCGCGCACCTTACGCGCGTCGAGATATTTCAGTCGATCAACGAAGTCAGCTTGTATCCCTGCGCCACCCGCGACCATCTCGATTTTCCATTGCTCGAGCACTGTCTCACTGCCGACCGACATATCATCTTGCTCGATCACGACGGGCAGCGTTGCGTATCCCGATGCTCGCAGTGCTTGCGCGAGATTATCAGCAATCGTTGCGTTGTCCGTGAGTGTCTTGCTGTCACCGTAGGGTGTTTGTCCGACGGGATACTTCACGACGAGGAACGCGCCCGCTGCTTTCTGATCGTAGCGGTCGGCACCGTCGTTGGCGTTGTTCCACTGACACCATGGAGTGTACGCGCGGTTGGCCAGCGGCTCGCCATAGTTTCCTTGCCCGTCATAGTCAAAGTTAACAAACAGCGAGTGCAACTCATCGACATACACATCGTTGCCTGACTCAGTGTCTTGGTGCTTCAGGCCGATGAACCTATTAGTCTTTTGCTCGCGCTGCTGCCACGTGCGCGAGTTGTCGAGTGCGTTGATCCAGTCGATGACCCATCGCTGTCCCTCGTCGCCACCGAGATCAACAAGATTGTATGCGATTTCATAGCCCTTCCATCCGTGATCGGCGTGCGCGTACATCGCGGTGCGCACCAAGTAATCACGCCATCGCTTGATGATGTTGCGCGTAAGATCAGCCGCCCGCTCATGTATCTCGTCGTCGAGTCTTGTTTCGACAGTCCACGGCTCGAGCATTGCGGGCGCGACCGACAAGTCACGCGCCAAGCCGATCGTTGGTTCTCGATTCATCTCGAGTAACACGGCCGGCGTTAGTTGCCGCAGCCGATTGTTGACACCAACAATCTGGTCTTGTGTGTCGACGACTACTTGTGCGCCAGTCTGCTGGCCCTTGCCGGGCTTCTTAATCTTAGCCATTCGTGATTCCGATCGTATTCGTTGCACCCGACTCTGCATCTTCATACATGCGAAGACGCAATGGGAATTCTCGTGCTATAACATAACCCAGCGCGTCGGTGATGTGCCCGGAGTTCGGGTCACTGTCGTCGGGCAAGCCCATGGGATCGACGGGCCTGTACTCGAGATCAGCAATCAAGTGCACGCAACGCGGGTGTATGTGACAGCGCACTTCACCCGCAGCATTGTGCAACAGCGCATTGCACGCGGCCAACCGGTCACGGATCGCTGGGTTAGCTCGCGGGAATCGCACGCGTGGTCTGAAGCGTTCATCATTTTTGATTTGCACATAGTCAGTGCTCGACGCACTTGTCTTGCGCGCGTTGCTCGACGCATCACCGTAAAACACCCAGCCCGCTTGTTGCAGTGAACCGTAGCGATGCCACAGGTGATCGAGCGTGCGCTTAGTGTTGGTGTTGTTCAACCACACTTCATCGAACACATCTAGCCCGGTCTTGTCTTCGTTGAACTGACACAGCACCCATGCCATCGGTGCGACGTTGAAGTCACACGCAACGACGAGCGGTCGCGTCGGATTGTACTCGATTTTATCTGTGACGTTGCGGTCGTGCTTGAACCCGTAAAATGCGAGGCCGCTCGCGGTCTGCCATGCACCACCTGCTTGCTCTTCGAAGTCGATTTCATCGAGCTCCATACGCATCGCGTCGATTTCATCCTTGGGCAAGATATCCCACGACGGCCAGGTGTATGACTCGTAGCCTGCTTCACCGCGCAAACCTTTCTCGAACACTTCACGATACTCGCGCGCACCGACACCGAATCTCTTGGGCACACCGATGCGCCAGCACCATCCTTCGTAGTGCATCAACGCCGGTCGCACACTGCGAGCGAATGCACCGGGCTTGATGTCACTCGACTCATCGATGACACCGCCGCACCACTGGTTGCCCTCGATGCGTTGTGGCTTGTCGAGTCCGACGACATGGAGCTCGGACCCGAATATCGTCTCTATCTTGAGCTCGCCATCGGAGCTCTTCGCTATGATGTCCGGTGGTACGAGGGCCTTGAGCGACCACCATGACACCCGCTTAGCTTGGTTGTATGTCGGACCCGCATAGAAGAACATCGGCCTAGGGCAGCCCTTAACCCGCTTAGACAACGACTTGACGAGCTTGCGCTTAGCAAACTCGGTCTTGCCGCTTCCGCGACCGGCACACACGGCGATGAACCGGGCCTGTGACTGCCAGAGTCTAACCTGCGTCGGGTGGCGACGGAGCTGTGTCCACGCTGGTGTCAGTCGGGACTGAGTGCTGAGATATGTTTTCTTGGGTGCGTGCGTTGTGGTCATAAATTATCGCCCGGTCAAAGTACTCTTCACGCCACACGAACGCAACGCCATCGAGCATCAACACATCGTTTTTGTCCCACCAGTCAACGTCGAGTTCGACCGAGTAAACAGTCTTGTGCTCGTCGTCGCGGGCCTCAACTGTGACCGTGGTAATGTTCACGTATATCGGGTCACTGGGCATGTTGCGCTCTGGTGTGTGTGTGATAAAGCTCAACCGGTTCGTGATGCGGTACGGCGGGCGGAAACGCAGAGCGCAGAGCACGAACCGGCTGAACAGGTTCTTAGCTTAGTCGAGAGCGATGTAATGCAACACGACTAAACCGCTGAGCAGCACCGTTTCACTGGCACCACCGATGTCGCTCTGTGACGCGACATTGAGATACGTCGGTGCACTTGACCCAAAGATCAGCGTGTGCGGTGTCGGCGCGTAGCCCGTCCATTCACCAGCTGTGGTGGCAACATCATCGGTGATCTCGGTGATGATGTTCTCCTCGGTCGTCGCGATAGTCGCGTCGGTCGTTGGTGCAGAGCCGACTCCGACGGACACAGTTGCACCGCCCGCTGTGCTGCTGAACACGCCAGTCAAGTCGAGCTTGCCGCCGAGAAACACAATGCCACCGACGGGCGCTTCAGCGAGTGCTGCTTGGCCCGCCATTTTCGTTGACTCAACTGTTGTGCAGTCGATCTCGAAGTCAGCGAGCGTGAA